GCAATCGGACATGATTCACTAACTGCCCTTACAACTGGAACTTCAAATGTTGGAATTGGTCAAAATTCATTAGCATCATTAACAGTTGGGGTTTCAAATACTGCGATTGGATATTATGGGATGTCAGAAGAAGTAGGTGGTGGTAGTTCAACTTCAGTAGGAAATGGAGCATTGGGAAAATCTAATGGTGGAAGTTCTGCTACTCAAATGAATAATACTGGAGTGGGTGTTAATTCTGGATTTTACAATGTAACTGGGACAAAAAACACCTATTTAGGTTCTCATGCTGGATTTGGAGCAAGTGGACAGAGTAATAGTGGAAATACTGCAATAGGCTATGAAGCTTTGACAGCAATAACTACTGGTGGTTTTAACGTAGCTATTGGGCATGAAGCTGGTGAAAGTGTAACTACTGGAGGTTCAAATATTCATATCGGAAGTTTAGCTGGAGATGATGTTTCAGATGCTTCACATATAATCGCTATTGGAGATAGTGCAGTTAGATCAGGAACAACAACAACGGCTGCGAATGGAACAGTTGCAGTTGGAAGCTATGCTTTAGAAAATTTAAGCAGTGGAGCTAAAAACACATCATTAGGTTATCAAAGTGGTGATGCAGTTACGACTGGTGGTGAAAATACTTTATTAGGATATAGTGCTGGTGGAAATTTTGATACAAATGCTGGAAACACAGCAATAGGTTCAGAGGCTTTATCTGGTGCTAGTGATGCTTCTTACTGTGTAGCAGTTGGAAAAGAAGCATTAAAAGGTGCATTGACGAGTGCTGCAAATGGTAGCGTAGCCGTTGGGTCAAATGCACTGTTTGCTTTAACAAGTGGTTCTGGAAATACAGCTATTGGTTATCAAGCCTTGGATGCAGAAGATGCTGGAGGAAGGTCAACTGCTGTAGGTTATCAAGCATTATCTTCTCAAAATAATGATACTGGTTCTAATACTGCTGTAGGATGGTCTGCAGGAGACTCGATTGTTGCTGGATATGCCAATACTCTAGTTGGAGCTGAATCTGGAACAACTGGCACAAATGATTTAACAAGTGGCTATCAAAATACACTTATAGGTCAAGCAACATCAGTAAGTGCCGCTGGAGCAATAAATCAAACTGCAATAGGCAGAGGAGCAGCAGGTACTGGTAACAATGAAATAGCGTTAGGAAATACATCTGTAAGTGCAATTAAAGCTCAAGTCACAAGCATTACTGCTTATTCATCTGATGAGCGAACTAAAAAAGATGTCAAGGATTATAATATAAATGGATTGGATTTTATAAAAGAGCTACAACTAAAAACTTATATTTATAAAAATCCAGCTGATTATCCAGATGAAATAAAAAATCCTATGTATAATAATCCAGATTTAAAACCAGATGACCCAACAGAAACACAAGTTGGTTTTATCGCACAAGAAGTTGAAGAAGCATTAAAAAAACATAATATTTCAAATGTTGAGACTTACGCTCCAACTCAAGAATCTGGCATTAAAACTTTAACTTATGGAAACCTTATTTTTCCTTTAATTAAAGCAGTTCAAGAGTTATCAGCAAAGGTAACAGAATTAGAAAGCAAACTTAAATAGGAGAACCTAATGAATTGGTCAAAATACGAAGAAAAAAAAGGCAAAACAGCAGATTTTGCTAAGAAAGAAAGAGAAATACAACCAGCTAAAAAAGAAATAAAAAATGAGGCTGGTGAGGTAGTTCAAAAAAAACAAGATGCAGTTAAGGAAAGTTATATTGCTTGTGTATGTAAGTGTTGGAATCCAGAAACTGGTGAAGCTATGCCAGATTCAGAAAGAGAATGGTCACTAGCAGAACTAGAATCTGAAAAGAAAAGATGGGATGATGAGATGGCTAACGCCAAAGCATATAGTGATGGTCTTGCATTGGCTATCGAGGATTACAAAAAACTTTAAACAATAACAATAGGAGTCAATGGTGGCTAAAACAAAAGACAAACAGCCAGAATTAACGCTAGATGACAAAGGTTACTTTTTTGATAAAATGACTGAAAAACAAAAAGGTATTTATTTACACTTAAAAAATGTTAATGATAAAATCCAGTCAAATGGTTTTCTAGGTGAACAATTAGAAGTTACAAAAGGTGCATTAATACAAATGTTTAGAGAGACATTGAGTGAAGAAAAAGAAAAAAAATAATAATCAAACCACATCTTATAATATCCCAGTGAAATATGTATTCATTGGGATGTTTAGTTTATTTACCTGGAGTTGTAGTGGATGGTCTATAATGGGTCACGCACTCGATGAAGATTATTCTCCAAATGTTTTTCAAGAAATTATAGATCAAGATTCTGTGTCTCATTATTATAACGCAACCATATATAGTGGCTCAATGTGGTGTTTTAAACATCAAAAGTACGAAGAGGTTATTGTAAAATAATGGACTTAACTCAAGCAATTGAATTATATGGACAGCTCGGCGCTGCTGGTGTCATATCTTGTCTCTTCGTATTTATGATTATGAATTTAATTAAGAGTCAAAAAGAGCAAACCGAAGATTTAGAATTAATCAAACAAGATATATCAAAAATGCAAACTGAAATCAATTCATGTTATACGATATCTGTAAAGTTAATTGATTCTATAAATGCTTTTAAAGCAAGCATGAATGATAAAATGGATAGACGTCACGAAGCAATACTGAAAGAAGTAGATGACCTGAGTGATAAAATTAGTTACATGTCTGGTAAAATGGCAGTTAATGGGAGAAGCCGTGGATAGTTTAAAAGTGTCAGGATTATCATTTGCGAATTACGGTATACACCTCGCTGAAATTAATTTATTGTTACAGTGTATTATCGCGATAATGACAATTGTGTACTTGAGTTATAAAATTTTAATAATAAGGAAAGAGAAATGAAGAAATTTGCAAAGAAAGTGATTGCGATGTTTATGAAAGAACTGATGGCAAAGATTCAATCAGATGCGTTTGAAATGGCGCTAGCTAAAAAACTAGCTGGTGCAATTAACTTGCCAGAAATGAGCGAAGCAGAAGAGATCGCATTTTTTAAAAAGATTGCAGATGCTTGCACCGATAGTGTTGCTGAAGTTATGGGCGGAGAAGCGGATTGATAACCTATCGGGGCATACGATTTAGTGGTTACAATAAACCAAAGCGGACTCCAAAACATAAAACAAAGAGTCATGTAGTATTAGCTAAATCTGGTAGTAGGATAAAGTTAATACGCTTTGGACAACAAGGAGCTAGAACTGCTGGTAAACCAAAGAAAGGCGAGTCTGCACGAATGAAAGCAAAACGCAGATCATTCAAAGCAAGGCACGCTAAAAACATAGCACGCGGTAGAATGTCTGCTGCGTATTGGGCAAATAAAGTAAAATGGTAAAAAAATTAAAAGGTGTCAGTCTTAGTGGATTGCAAAAAAGACAAGTGGCAGCAATGCGTAGACACGCACGCCATCACACTGCGAAACATTTACGCGCAATGGTCAATGCAATGCGCAAAGGTCGCACATTTACTCAGTCACATCGATCTGCAATGAAGAAGGTGGGCAAGTGAGAAAGAAGCGTAAAAAGTCCACTGTAAACAAAGCTGGAAACTATACAAAACCAGCAATGAGAAAGCGTTTATTTTATAGAATTAAGGCTGGGAGTAAAGGTGGACGTGCTGGACAATGGAGTGCAAGAAAGGCTCAAATGTTAGCTAGAGAATATAAAAAACGCGGTGGTGGTTACAGATAATGGCACTAAAAAAATCACAAAGAAGTTTAAAACGCTGGACTGCACAGAAGTGGGATTATATTAGTAAAGGCGATAAAAAGAAGCCAAGATCAAAGCGAGGTAGATATTTACCAGCGAGTGTGCGTAAAAGTATGACCGCATCACAAAAGGCGTATGAAAATAGACGTAAACGCGCTGCAAGTAAACGAGGTAAACAAAGCGCTAAATATTCTAAATCAACTAGAAGAAAAGTAAGGAGAGCAAGATAATGCCATATCATCACGGTAATAAAAAAAAGAAGAAGAAAAAGAAAAAAAATAAAATGGGTAAGATCAGAAGAAAATGATCAATCAAAAGCAAATGCTCGAAGTCATTAATGATGTACTAACCAAATTAGGTAGTAAGTACAATTCTAATAATGCATTAAGTTTGGTTTATAATACTGGTTTAGTGGAATCCAAGTATAAATACCTGAAGCAAATAAAAGGCCCAGCAAGAGGTTTTTTCCAGTGTGAACCGTGGGTAGCGGTAGATATTATAAAAAATTATTTAAAGTATCGCGTTTCACTAATGGAAAAGGTTGCAAAGGTGTGTGCAATCGACTTTGAGCATTTGCAAAATCCCAATGTAAAAGATTGGGAGTATATCCTTACTACAAACATTGCAGCGCAGATTGTCATGTGTCGATTACACTATCGTAGAGTGCCATCGCCATTACCAAAAGAATTACAATACATATCAGGGCAAAGCAACCGTAGAACATTATTTAGAAGTGGTAGAGAAATATGGATGACGCAGAACAAATAGATCGATTAATTGAAGTAATGAATGAATTAAAATCACTCGCAAGAGAATTAGATGATCCAAATAACGATCCAGATATGACCATTAGTTTAATTGTAGCATTAATTATTACGACGCAAGTACCTGATGTTAAAATTTTATCCAGTCAATATGGAGTAGCCTACGCATGAGTTATTTAACTGCATTTTGCAACACCTCAACAGACTTACAAGCAGTTGTAAGTGATATAGAAAAATATGATCGTAAACGTGTATTAATGTCCAGCTGGACAAATCCATCTACCAATATATATCGACTACACAATTGTGGGTATGTAGAAAATTTGTATAAAGATGGTGTTGAACTTACAAAGGTTACTGATACACCAAACGCTGATAACGAATTTAAATACACTGAATCTAGTGACTACGTCGATGTCTTTTTAGCGAGTTCAAGCGTCAGTGCATTTAACTCTAGTGTAATAGAAGCTGGTCAAGACTGGGAAGATCTTAAAACAAGAGTCACAAAAGAACAAGCAGACTATATGCGCTCTTATTTAAATAGACCAATTTATAAGCGTAGTAATAGTAACTATCAAGGTGCAAGTGGCCGTCCTTATGATTTCGTCGTAATAAGATGTAATGCACTGTTAACGTGCGTAGACTTAATTCGCAGTCAAGATCCAGAGCGTGCAGCAGAGTTAGAAGAACTTGTATTAGGCGAGGATGGTTTACTTACAAGATTAAAACGTAAAGAATTAGTGATGTCTAACGAAGTCAGCTATCGGTCTGAGTCTGGCGTTATCTCTGAAATCTCAGTAGATAGCAATACTACTGGCTATATAGAAGATATTAAAATGCATACACCACCAAGTGTTGATTACGATGAGGTTCGCGTAGTGATTTCTACGGCTGGCACATTTACACCAGGATCTGCAAGCTCTGTAAAGTATGATGTGTTTATTAAAAACGATCAAG